GAATTCCATTTAGTGTCGGTGAAAGAATTGACCCAGCCTGCTACGCTGGCCACCGAATTGGTGCTTCCGCCGGGGTATCTGCGAGCGTTTAAATACAATCTGGCTTGTGAGATCGCCCCTGAATTCGGGGTAGAGCCTTCCACTACAGTTCAGCGGATCGCGATGATCAGCAAGCGGAATCTGAAACGCATCAACAACCCGAACGATGTGATGTCAATGCCGTATCCGTTGGCAGGCGCGCGGCAGAAGTACAATATCTATTCTGGTAACTACTGATGCAAAGTCCCATACTTGGACAAGCATACGTCGCTAGGTCAGTGAACGCGGCGGCTAACCGCCTCGTAAACCTGTACCCTGAGATTATCCCTGAAGATGGGTTAGGCACTGCGTTTCTTCAGCGTGCTCCAGGGCTGCGCCTGCTCGCCACCGTAGGGAATGGTCCGATCCGAGGGTTGTGGCAATTCGGCGGGTACGGGTACGTGGTATCAGGGAACGAACTTTATAAACTCAACTCCCTCTTTGTCCCGACACTACTGGGTACGGTGACCGGTAGCGGCCCGGTGTCAATGGCAGACAACGGGGTTCAGCTTTCCATAGCGTGTAACCCTGACGGGTTTATTTACAACTCGTTGACCAATGTCCTCACTCAAATCACAGACCCTGACTTCCCCGGTGCAGTGACTGTCGGTTACTTGGATGGGTATTTCGTATTCAACGAACCCAACTCCCAAAAACTATGGGTTACTACTCTACTCGATGGGATGGTAATCGACCCACTCGACTTCGCCAGCGCTGAAGGCTCCCCTGACAATATACAAGGCGTGGCCATATCTAACCGGGAGTGCTGGGTCATCGGAACTGGCACTACCGAAGTGTGGTACGACGCTGGTACTGCCGACTTCCCTCTCCTGCGCCTCCAGGGTGCATTCAATGAAGTAGGGGGGATGTCGCCTTACTCGATCTGCAAGTTGGATAACAGCGTGTTCTGGCTAGGTCAGGATTCCCTTGGAAATGGGGTAGTATACCGCTCCAATGGGTATAATGCTGAACGTGTATCCACCCATTCCATCGAGTGGCACATTCAATCATACTCCAACTTATCCGACGCCATCGCTTACGCCTACCAGCAAGACGGTCATTCGTTTTATGTGCTGACTTTCCCGACGGATAGCAAGACCTGGGTGTATGACGTTAACACTGACTCGTGGCATGAACGTGCGTCATGGGTAAATGGTTTCATTCGTCATCGGTCCAATTGTCATATGTTTTTTGCTAGCGAGAACTGCGTTGGCGACTTCGAAAACGGGAAGATCTACGCCTTCGACCTAGAGGTGTACTCGGACAACGGGGATATCCAACCCTGGCTCCGCTCGTGGAGCGCACTTCCTCCGGAGGCGAAAGACTACAAACGTACAACCCAGCACAGCCTTCAGCTCAATTGTGAGTCAGGGGTTGGCCTAGTCAGTGGGCAAGGTAGTGACCCTGTTGTATCACTCCGGTGGTCAGATGATGGTGGACACACATGGTCCAACTATCACTCTAGGTCCATGGGAAAGATTGGTGAATTTTTCAAGAGGGTCATCTGGCACCGCCTCGGCATGACGCTGAAGCTGAGGGACCGCGTTTATGAGGTTTCCGGTAGTGACCCGGTGAAAATTGAGATCACCGGGGCAGAGTTGATCGTGAGCGGCACCAATGCATAGTACTCTGATACCTACCCCCAGGACACCCCCGTTCGACAACAGCGGGAAATTCTCTCGTGAGTGGTACCTGTTTTTCTACAACCTGTTCAAATTGACCAGCGACGGGGGGAATACTGTCTCCATCACCGATCTTCTCATTCAGCCCCATCTTGACATGGGCGGGGTAGATGCGGAGATCCGGCGCGCCCAGCGGGAGCAGATAACTGTCAACTCTGGTTTACAGGATCAGTTAGCCCAGACGATCAAAGACCTTCAAGCGTCGTCCCTGCGGCCTCATCCCCCCGAAGTAACCCCGCCGGTTAATCGAATCACCGATACGACGACGAGTAGGACTTTCGATTGGGACGAGGCGGGGATCAACGCAACGGTAACTGGCTTGACCATCACCCTTCCTAAAGCGACTTACGGCGGCGCGGATCGCACGGTCACACAGAATGTGGTAGGAAGTGTTACCATTGCACCTGGGGGGTCCGACACTATCATATTGCCTACAACGGACACAACCATTACAATATACAATAAAGGGGATTCTTTGACATTCCGTCCCATTAACTCAACCACCTGGGCTATCGTGTGAGCTACACACCGAATGAATATCCAGCGAATATAGCCAGGGGACTTATCCCAGGATCGATCCCGTTCGGAAGCTATGGTAAAAGGATCGCTACTGGCGCGGAGTCTGGGGTATTGTGGTCGGGAACACCGAGTAGCTTTGCGTTTCCGCCTGCTGCTGGCGTGCAGATGTCGGTGGTAAGCACATCTGCGAATGACGCCGCTGCAGGTACTGGTATTCGCAGCATTGACATTTACTACCTAGACGCATCCCTTGCCCCTCAGTTCGAAACCGTGACAATGAACGGCTTGGCTGCAGTGCTGACCGTCGCAACTAACATCCGGTTTATTCAGAGCGTGCATATCGCTACCGTAGGCGCGAATAAAGTGGCCGCTGGCACTATCACCATATCGAATGGCGGTACTACATATTCAAGGATCGAGATTGGCGATATTCGCAGTGCCAGTTCTGTTCGCATGGTTCCTGCGGGACAACGTTTTATTGTGACATCATTTTTCGCCGGTTCGTCCAGCGGCGCAGGTGCTGCCAGCACCATCGTCCAGTCGGCATCGCCCCAGATCAACACGCGAGATTTCACCACGAGTAACATCCTTGTACCTAGAGCTGCCTCAGTGTTTCAGGATGGGTCAGGCAGTCTCACGCTCACATGCCCTTTCGCGTTCACCGCAGGGCAAAGCATAGGGTTGATATTCAACACAGACAAAGCAGCTACAGTCGTCGGACAATTATTCGGATGGCTTGAAAATGTATAAGGGCGATAATCATGGCTAGTATTTACCCTCAGCCGAAGATGCAGTTCTTCGCCTCGAACGGCGATCCCGGTGTAGGATACAAATTATATACTTACGTTCCGGGTACCAGCTTCAGCACTCCGAAAACCACGTATTCTGATGCCGTCGGCACTCCGAACGCTAACCCGATCATCATGGATTCACGGGGTGAGGCGTCCGTGTTTTGGGACGGTATGTATGATGTCAAGCTTACCACTGACCTCGATGTATTAGTATGGACTCAGGCGGGTGTGGGTCTGGAGGGAGTCACCATTGTAGATGGTGGAGTCACCACCACTATCTTCGACGCCATTGAGCTAAGAGGTGTTCAGTTTCCTTCCGTGGAGGCACTTCGGCTAAGTGTTTCCAATCATGGTCGAGTGAGCACCGCGGCGTTTGTCGAGGGTACAGGGATCGGGTTTGCTCAATGGTACTGGGACGGTACAAGCGGCGGCACCCCCACTACAACATTGACACTTCTGACAGATCTTGCGGCAGGGTACATCATCAACGCCGGAGGATATAAATACAAATTCGACCCTGATCAAATATTCACCCCCCAAATGTTCAGCGCTGTAGGTAATGGGGTAGCCGATGATTATGCTGCAATGAAGGCGCTCGCCGCGTGCATTACGGTGCTAGGGGGCGGTGAAGTATTGTTCCCTAAAGGCACCTACCTCCTGAACCAATTTGTCACAATAGGTAATGGGATTGTTGACCCGCTGGTATTCTCAAACTGTAACGGTTTGTCCATCAACGGATACGGGGCCAAGATTGACATCAAGGGCAACTATAACAGGGACGCGGTGACCACCCGTTCACTGTCAGGACTCGTATGTTACAACTGTAAGAACCTGAGAATCGCAGGCTTTGAAATCGACGGCAACCTCGATCTGACAACCACATCCTCAACATTTACCGAACCGAATAGTTACGGTGTCCAGTTACTGAGTTGCATTCGTGTGTCATTGGCTGACTTGTACCTTCACCATAATATGGCGGACGGTCTGAACATACGTGATGACGGCATTCAGTTAAACCCGAGGGTTGCATCTAAGTATGTAACCGGTGTCAACGTAGTCTCTCAGTACAACGGACGGCAAGGGGCGTCGTTCATTCAGCTCAGATGGGCCACTTTCATCGACTCTGAGTTTTCCTATACCGGTCGGACCACTATCAATTTCTCACCCTCTGCCGGGGTAGACATAGAACCGAACCGTAGTACGGCCACCGCTTCCCCTAACCAGATGGATGTGAACACAGGGGAGATTACGCTCATCAATGGTCATTATACAGAAAACAATGGGTCGCAGTTCGTAGCAACGGAGACTACCGGAGTAGAAGGTGTCCGCTTGATCGGAGGTAAGGTTATAGTAGGTGGTGGATCTCAGGCAGGGGTTGATACTTTCATCCTGCAAGTCCCTCGCGGGGTGTGCGAGGATGTGGAATTCGATCTGGGGACCACTGCGAGCAAGCTGTGCTATTTCGGCCTGTCGAGCAGCACCACTGCAACAGTGGCTGTGGAACGATGCCGGTTCACTCTGAACAAAACAGGTCAGAAGATAGTAGACACCCAATCGAAAAAATCTGTATTCCGCGACAATGAAATTCGGGTAGTTGACACCGTGCCGCACGTAGGCACTCAGCAGT